AGGGTAAGAGCTGCATCCTTGATTGCACCTGTGGTTAGCTTGAAAGCACCATCAAGTTGTGAGATTGCTGTAGCAGCTGTTCCCTCATCGTAGTTAGTGAAAGCGCCACCTGTGATGCCTGAGCGGTCATAACCAAATACTGCAGAAGTTGCTGCAGAGAGTGTGTTACGTGCCTGTACATCTAGGTACTGTGCCATGTGACGACCAAGAAGACGTGAGGCTGAAGCCATTACGTCATCAAATGATGCATTCAAAAGAAGTTCAGAAACTGCTACTGCGTAGCCGTGTTCTGCAACTGTGATTGCAATCTGCTCTGCTGTGAGAGCATTAGTTGTCATACGTACACCTTCAGTAAGAGGTGATGGGTCTACTGCAAAGTTCTTGTAACGAAGGAAGTTCACACGAAGACCAGGAGCTACTCCTAGTTCAGTCTTCTTAACAGCGAACTGTTCAAAACGAAGAATTGGCATTGCTTGGAACAAGATTTCCTTGCTCCAGATTGTTTGAATTGCTTGGTTCAAAGAGCTATTAGCGCCTGAATAAGCTGTTGGTGCACCCGCTAGTTGGGATGAACCTGTGATTGCTGAACCTGCCATGTTGGGTCAAGTCCTTTCTGTAGTTAGTTGGAGGGGATTAACCGAACAGTCCCTGACCACGGTTGTTTGCAGCGGCGCCAAGATACTTCTGGCGGTTCTTAATATAGTCATCCATAGAAATTCCCTTGGAAGGGTCAATTGTTAACGGGTTGTGTTCCGAATCATTATCCAGGGGTCCTGATGCAGGCGCCGTAATACGGGTGCCTGCCATAGATTGTTTTGCATTGGCTGTTGCTTGCTGAACGTCTTGCATAATACCTGCAGACTTAGCCTTCAACGTTTCAATACTATTTTCAATCTCGTCTTGCGATGAGCCGTTTACTAGGTCAATGAGTTGAGGGACGATACTGTCACGCTCTTCTTCAATGCGCTGCGCACGGTAGTTCATTAAATCTTGGAACTTGCGTTCTGTGTCAAGGAGTGCAAATGCACGTTCTCTCTCACGACGTTCAGCCTCTATGCGAGACTCAAATTCTTGCTCCTTCTTAGAAAGGAGTTCCTTGAAACTAAGTTCAGATTCTTCATCTTGCTTCTTTTTTGCGTCACGCTCAAGCTTCTTAGCAGTTCGCTCCGCTTCACGATTAACTTCTTTAGCAGCAAGTTCTTCAGCAAGAGCTTTAGCTTTCGCTAGTTCTTCTTGCATCTTTTCAATTTGTGGATACAACTTAGCTTTTTCCTGCGCACGAGCTTTTGCAAGGTCATCTGCAGTAAATCCAGCCATTAGTGGTTCCACTTCTCCTTGGACTGCAGCTACAGTTTGTTCTGCAATTGCATCCAATACTTCTTGATTATCGGCCATATTGGTCACTTATCTTTCTTATGTCGTTGTCCGTATGCCTTGCGGCTTATCACATTATTTAACAAGATAATTTCATAGCATTTAGTATAAAAAATCTCGCTATATGGGTATTTATTTTTAATCCTTGTCTACTACTCTCCTTTGTGGAAGTTTAGTTCCGTAGGCATCAGTGACAAGTTTATTTCTGATTTCAGCTTCAACACCTTGTTCCATACCGTGTGATTGCTGGTTTGCAGGGTCAGCTGCATTTTCTGGGGTTTCTGGGCCCATCATGCCGTCGCCAAGTACATCTCCATCACCTAGTTGGGTTGGAGCAAGGGGAACTGCAGACATTCCATCTGGACCCGGCATCATGCCAGTCATATCCATAATCTGCTTTTGAATTTGAATTTGAAGAAGTTGTAGAGCTCCATCTGCAAGTTTGTCTTGCTTGAGCTCCTCACGAATTTCTTGAAGTTTTTCTTCTGGAAATTCTTCACCAAGTTGACGAAGAGCTCCTTCTTTAGACTCTAGCCCCATACCAAGCTTAGTTTGGATTTCGTTAAGAACAATCAATTTATCTAATGGAAGTGGTTGTGGGAACTGTACATAATTCATGTACGTCAAAGGGTCTGCAAAATCTAGCTGTGTAAGCTGTCCTTCTTTAATTGGCCCATCTTTGGTGGGGTCATAGATAAACTCCATAGGCTCTTTAAGAGCCAAAGTACGCAAAGCAATTTCATTTATCTTTTCAATGCCTTTGCCGTATTGAGCAATCTTTTGTGAATACCGATTCATCAATGGCTGATACTGAATAGAAAGAGCAACACCTGAAGTGTTAGAGATAGGTTGAACTTGTCCCAGTGCGGTTTCTGGGATGTTCATGATTTCATGCATTGAGCGCTTTAGAAGTTCTAAGTACTTTAGGGCTCCGTCAATACCCTGCGCACCACCTTCTAAGTTAAAGACTTGAGCATCTTTTGGAAGACCGCCCCAAACCTTCTTAGCACCCTTTTCAAGATTAGAGGCTTTAGCACCAACAATAACTGTCACAGGGGAAGCGTGATAGTTAATGATGTCTGCTACGTCAGTTGATATCTCATTGTAAGCGCGATTTATTGTGATGATGTCGTGTGCGTCTGCGAGACCCCAAGGCGAACCTGAAACAGGAACATTAGGAATGTGAACGACCGGAATAAGTCCTAGGGGATTTGGACGGGAGTCAATGAGTTCATCATTGACATATTCCTCAATTGTGTCGTCTGTAAGGATTTCTGTGTAAGTAAATACTTGACGAGTACCTTCAAGGGATGTTCCCCAAAAACGATACTTTTGTTTAAAACGTAATAGGCGTGTACGGTCATGGGGGTGAAACTCTGGAAAACAAAAAGAAGAGTTCATGGGAAGAAGACGAACACGACCAGGGTGTGCTCCACCTGCTGAATCTACCCAAGCTTCTTCATATGCAATTTTTACAAACACGTCTCCAGTAATGCCGCCTTGTTGAGCCATCTCAAGAAGAATGCGGCTTTTGTCATTATCTACTTCCCAAATACGCTCTAAGCGGTCTGGAATAATTGCTTCTGTTGCTTTAGGGGAACGGAAGTGAACGCCCTTACCAAAAACGAAACGTGCTAAGAAGTCATTAAATGCACGGTAGTAGTTAACCGCAATTTGCATTTCGCCAGCTTCACGGCGGTAACCCCAGTGGTGTCCAAGATACATGGCCCAGTTAAGTGAGTATCTGTTTAGGCGAGGACCGTGGACTTCAAACTCTTCATCTGCAAGCTCAACAAGCCCAAGTGGGGAAATAGAGATTGTAAGGTCAGAAGAAGCAGCCCTGTACGATGGTGGAGAAAAATCAAGAAATGACATTACTTATCTTTCTTCTTGTCTTTCTTAGAGGGGTTCTTTTTGTCTGTAGCGTCTTCTTTTTTCTTTTTGTTAGCAAATGATTTTTTTGCCATATCTTTACGGCGAGTCAGTTCTGTTGTCTCAACAAACTTTCCGCCTGATTGAAGGTAGCGCTCATGAACCCAGTGACTTGCTCCAGGATTAGGATAGTTAGAATACTTAGCCTTAGCCTGTGCAACAATCATTGCATAAAGTTTTTCGTTCGCTGGTTTACTAGCCACTATAGCTCCTCTTGATACCCCGATAGCCCCCACACTAATGTGGGGGCATACGGATGTCTGTCTAAACTAGTCGTTTACGACTGTTGCGGATTGACGCTGTGAGCGTCCACCTGAAACTACTTTTGTTTCAATTACTTGAGCTGAATAGTCGTTTGAAGTCCCATGTGCAAACTCACCAAGGAATGTTGGTGCTTCTACCCATGAAGCAGAACCTACGTGAGAGCGCTCAGAGAGTGTCTCTGCTGCTGACTTCTCAAATACGTTTGCGTTGTGGTTTGGACGACCTGCTGCAGGAATCATTCCCTGCATCATGCCCTTTTGAAAATCTGTTGGTACATCTGTATCCGTTGCGATTCCTTCTTCAAAACGAAGCGGACCACGACGTGTTGCATTTGATGCGCCAGTACGTTCGTACATATTTGGCGAACGCTCTGGGAACTGCGGTGCTGGGGAAATACCCATAGTAAAACTCCTTAAGGTTGTAGATGGAAGGCCATTCCAGGTAATAGTCTCCCGCTTTTTTAGGTACTTGTGTTGTTTAACTGCCAAAAAAAGGATTACTAGAAGCAACAACTTCTGGCATTACTAAATCTTGCGTTAAAGAACAGGCAATTGATAAAGAGTCCACAAAGTCATCGTGAGAGTACGCCTCGTCTGGAGCTGCCACCATAAAGTTAGGCCCTTTAAATTGGACCTCTGCATCGGTCATTTGTTGGTAAAACCGTTTCCAAGTCCGCAGTCTCCGGGTTTTAGCATGAGCAGGCCATGAAATCATTTCTCTTTGAATTAAAGCCTGTAAGTGTTTCCAACGCTTTGATTGTTCGGAAGGAGAAGAGGTAATAGACATTACTTCTGCTCTAGGAAGAAGGAGCTTTAAACGCTGCGCTACTGCATCACCAACACCGTTAGCATCTACACCAACAGCAAGGACGTCGTAGTTTTCTAAAAAGTTAACGATTTGAAAGTATTGTTCTTCCCAATCATCGCCCTGAAGTTCTAACCAATTTAAAACACGATGGTCAAAATATCCAAATTCATCAGGACGGTCCCAGTCAACCCATACAACAGTTACAACAGTTGAGTCAGTTTTACGTGCAGGGTCAACTCCTACAACGCACGGAGTTTTATGCCAAGACTTTACTAACTCTTGCGAAGTATCGCCAAGTTCATCCATCTTAGAGGAAGTAATAAACATACCTCGTTCAAGAAGCCATTTGCAGTTGTACGACATTTGAAATTCATCTGAGTCTTCACCAATGCGAAGCATTTCTTTTTTAATAGAGCGCTCGTAGTTTTTGTTGTACTTAATAACTTCTCGCCAATCCCATTGAAAATGGTTTTGTCTGTTACCTCGTGTAGTTTGGCGTCTACGGTTTAGTTGAATAGCTTTATAGAAGTTGTTTTTAGAAGTAGTTGGTGTTCCTGTTTTAACCATTGTTCCTGCATAGTATGCAAGCATTGGAGCAATTGATTTAGATACAACAAAATCATCGGCTTCTTGACACTCGTCAATTACAATCAAATGAAAAGACTTAGATTCAATTTTAGCTCTTGGGTTTGCGGTCATCATTGTGATGCTAGAACCTGAGTTAGCAAGCTTAATCATACGTGTTACACCGCCTACACGAGCAGCTTTATCATCAATCTCTACATCATTAAGAATCTCTAATGCGCGTTCTGAAGTTAACCGAGTTACTGCACGACCAAATAACGTTTCAGCCTGACCTTCAGTAGGGGCAAATAACCCAACCCACACACCGTCTTTAAACTTACCTAAAAGGTCTGGGTATAATTTTGCAAGACGAGGAAGAAGAATCATAAGAGTAACAACTGTGTCAGCAACTGTTTCTGACTTACCTGACTGACGAGCTGCTAACGCTGTAATTTCTTCTGCATCGTTAATGATTACAGATTCCATAATCCGACGTGCAAGAGGTTTTTGATAAGGGTGTAGGTCGTGACCAACAAGTTCTTTTAAAAAAACCATCATTTTGTCAATTAACTTGTCTACAAATTGCTGTGACAGCTCATCTAATACTTCTTCTTTTTCAAGCGCTGCTTGTTCAGGGTCTTCTTCCTGTAAATAAAACTCAGGATTAATTTCCTCAAACTTCTCGTCATCAAAATCAACAGGCATTATTTCCTCATTAATTGACTAGACCCACATTGCTGTGGGCCATCGCCAGACCAGGAGAGAGGTGAAGCAAAGAAATAGTAACACACACTATGCACGTTTCTTGAGTTCCTTAGCAATTGCGTAAAAAGCTTCTGCTCCTAATAAAACTTCATCAAGAACTGCATCATTACTCTGATTCTTTTGCCATTCTGTAATAAGTTTGCCAATCGTGTACATGGACTGCTCCATCCATAAAATCAAATCTGGAGTTGAGACCTTCGCTACTCGTTTCTCTATCCGAGTCTGGGGCTGGTGTCCATCCTGCTTTTTCCGTAAAATCATCGTATGTAACTTCCCGTGTTTCTAGTGCCGAATTGAGTGCGTCTTCTTCAGTTTTAAAGCCTGTCCACTTGCCGAAGGCTAGTGCTTTATGCATGGGTAATCTTACTAAGTAAGGAGTAGAAGTTCTAAATGGCTCATCTATTTCTTGAGTCCAACCTTTTACAACAAACTTCTTTCCCCAAATAACTGGAAAATGCATAAACTGTAAAAAGTGTTTTGGTCCGATGTTGTGTACCTTTGGCATTTATTTCCTTTTTGGTGCTTTTCCACCTTTAGACGGATTCTTACCTGCTGCTTTTGCTGTTCGTTTTGATTGACCTTCTGTTTTAAATGCAACACCTTTTTGTCCGTTGACTGCGCCTTTAACGTGAATTTGAGCTCCGCGACTAAATCGGTAATAAGCTTGTTGTGCTTTTGCCGACATAGAAGAAGCGTCTGCTTCACCACGAGGTTTGAAATCAAGCATTTGGGCAATAATAGCACCTTTAGAACGATTAGCTTTAAACGCTTTCCATTCGTTTTCATCTACCTCATAGTAGTTGTAAAAAGTTCCATCACGAAAGATAACTGTAAGTTTCTCTTCGTCTTCATCATAGCCAGCAGCTACCGTACGTGGGCGCCGGTAGTTAGTTGTTGACGTTGGTACAACAGTAATATCTGCTGCAGAAGTGTCTTCTCCTCCTTGGGGCCCCTCATAACCGGGGATTAAAAGGTTGCTACTTAACCCTATAACTTCATCTGGGTCGCCAATTTCATAAAAAGGGCGACTGCTTTTTGTCTTACCTGATGGGTCAAACCGTGGGTCTGAAGAGCCCGGAAGACCTGCTCTATTCCTATACGACTGAGGGTCATAATGCGCCATTGACTCCATGTCGTCATACATTATGTCAGTAATTTTATTAAACTCACCTTTAGAAGAAGCTGTTACAGCCCCTTTAAAGTCACTACCAAAAATTTCTTTACCAAATGTGTTTAGCAGTTCGTTGGCAGACGGAGCAGCCCGGCGTGTATTACGCCGAGCTCCTCCACCTGTTGTTCTTGCCATTATTTGATTAGGACGCTGTTGCCCAAGGTGTAATTGTGATTGCTGCACCTGCTGCAATGTTGCCAGCATTTGCTGCAATTGATTGAGTCTTGATTGTTCCTGCTGCACCTGTTAGTCGTGTACCAGGTGTAATTGCACCTGTGTTTGCAACAGTCCATCCTGAACCCTCAATAACAAGCGTTCCTGCTCCACCACCAGTTACAGTCCAAGTACCAACAACTGCTGTTGGGATACCTGTACCTGCTGCAATAGTGACCTTAGTACCTACAGGCCATGTGCTTGTTCCACCAGCAACAGTTATTGCTGCAACAGTAGGTGTTGAAACGTTAACTTGAGTTGGCTGTGTAGC